TCACATCGGCATCGTAATCCGGTAGACATTTCCGCCGCGCTTTAGCCGGTCAACTTTCATAAAACCAAGCTCTTCCAAAACGCCGACAGCGCGATTTATCGTCGTGCGCTCGCAGCCGACATGCTTGCAGATATAGCTCATGCTTGCAAAGCAAAACGGGCGGCTCGGTGTCGCAAAATTCCCGATGAAAAGAACCGCGCAACGCTGAATTGGCGTGAGCGCCTGGAGCTGGATGACGCGCCTCGTCCAGCGCCGTTGCATGCGCAGAAATGCGGCAACGTCCTCCGGTGGATAACGCTCTGAAATCGCCTTGGCACGCTTCGTGAAATAGTCGTCCGATACCGGACTGGTTTTCTTGCTCATGCATTTTTATACCAAGTCGGTATTGACGTGTCCATACCAGTCTGGCATGTTCCTTCTCACAGCAGCAAGAGAGGCAACCGCCGATCCTGCACCGGGGATGAGTTTGCAGTTCCCCGGCAACCACAACCGAGGACGGACAGATGACCTTCGAACTTTTTGGCAAGACCTACACCGCCGCAGACTTTGCCGACGCTTCGGCTCAGTTCTCCGCAGCTCGTGACGCTTCCGGTCGTGGCATGACCACCATGCCTACCCCGGCAATCATGCAGGACGGCGTTGTCGTCGGTCACTTCTCCTACAATGGCCGCATCTGGGCCGAGCCTTCGCGGCTTCACTTCGGACCTGTCCAGCCGCAGCCGATCTACGACAACCGTGCGGCTTGAGGGCGGGGACGATGCAGAAGCTTCGCGTCCTCGACCTTTTCAGCGGCATAGGCGGTTTCAGCCTTGGCCTTGAGCGTACGGGCGGCTTTGAGACGGTCGCCTTCTGCGAAATTGAAGAGTTCCCCCGCGCCGTCCTCAAGAAACATTGGCCTGAGGTGCCTTGCTACCATGACGTTAAAGAACTCACCGCAGAACGGCTTACTTCCGATGGAATTGCCGTTGACGCAATCTGCGGAGGTTTCCCCTGCCAGGACATTAGCAACGCCGGACCTCGTACGGGAATTGATGGCGAGCGCAGCGGCTTGTGGAGAGAGTACGCCCGATTGGTTGGCGAGCTTCGACCTCAAGAAGTCATCGTGGAAAACAGCGCAGACCTCCTTGCTCGGGGACTTGACCGAGTTCTCGGGGACTTGGCCTCGCTCGGGTATGATGCGGAGTGGCACTGCATACCGGCTGCAGCCATTGGTGCGAGGCATATCCGAGACAGACTGTGGCTCCTCGCCTTTCTTCCCCACGCCTCGCGCGAACGGCGGTTGCAACGCTGGTGGAAGCAATTCGCGGCGAACAGCAGTGCGCAACGGGACGTATATCAGCGGTTCTATCAACCCGCGCCACCAAGAGTGGCTCATGGGCTTCCCTTTAGATCACACCGCGTTAGCGCCCTCGGCAATGCCGTCGTCCCGCAAATCCCGGAAATCATCGGAAACGCAATCCTAGCGGACCGTGCCGCTTGAACCCACCCACCTTCCCAAGCCCAACCCATAGGGGATGAACCGATGAGCAAGCAGAAGAAATTGAAAGCCGCCGCAGCCGTATCTGCAAAGCCAGTTGCCGTTGCCCCGTTGATGCTTGGCGATCACAAACTCCGGGTTTTTGAGGGCATTGACGCTGCATTCGGCGCGAAGCGTTCGGACTATCCGCCAATGGCTTCGATCCCAGAATTTCAGGACCGGAAGACCTACGAGGATATTTTCCAGACGCTGTTTTTTAGCGGCGGAAAGCTCGATGACTTCGGCCTTTCAATCAAGCCGGGTCTGGATCGTGGCCAAGTCATGACGGCGATACGCGCTCTCATGTGCTCGTTCGATCCTTCGCACGAACATAAGGCATCGACCGTGGCTTGGGCGCTCCATTCATGGACCGTTGGCAAGCCTGTCTATCGCCGCGCCGCCTGACCATCACAAGGAGCATTCCCATGCCTTTCGTGAAGCGCCTCAAGATTGAGCATCCGAGAGAAGCCCTTTGGTGGAGCTGCGATCTGAACGAGTGGACCGCAGACGACAACTGGATCAGCGATTTCCCGATCATCGAAGACGAGGAAGTTGACCAGATCGCGGAAGCTGTCGGCGGCATTGTCGAAGAGTTCAGCCGGTTTTCGAACCTATCAGACATCTATGCGCGTCCGGTGATTTCCGTGCGCCAAGCGGCGGAGTGAGCATCATGAGCGATAGCTATCAGGCAATCTACGACGCGGTTCGTTCGCGCATCAGCGGCGGCGATATTTCGGAAGCGGCGCGTCAAGCGTTTGATATCAGCTTCTATGCCGATCAGGTGAAGTGCGCCTTCCAAGAAGCTGCGGGCGAAATGATGCGGCCCTCCGTCGTGTTTAAACCGACGATCACACAGGACGGCAACATGTTCTTGGTGATCCTTGGCGACCTGCCAACCGGCGTTGTTGGCGTAGGCAATACCCCATCAGCCGCGATGTACGATTTCGATATGGCATGGCACCGCGAGGCCAAGGCACCGCCAGCCCGTGAGGTGAAGCCATGATCGTCAACAAGCGAATTGACTACACCAAATTGGCTTACGAGGCCGACCGCATCAGCAGCTCTGGCCATGTCGCCTACTGGACATCAGGCAGACAGGAAACCGTCGCCATCATGGTTGAAGACACCATTGTCGAGAGCTTCAAGCAGATTGCGGGATTGCTCGGCTACCGCGTCGAGAAGATCGAGCAGCCTGTCGAAGCACCGGAGGCAGCAGAATGAGCGCCAGAGACTTCCGCATTGGCAACATGCCGAAGGATGGAACGCCGATCTACATCAGGACGCTCCAGCCGTATCGATACCTACCGTACAAGCCGAATAGCCAGCAGGCAAAGGCCGGAATTGATGGCCGTTGGCAGATGATGAACGAGCATGGCGGCTGGGACAACTGCCCGCATCCGCTCGGTAATGAATGGCTCTACTGCGACAACGACGAGGCCAAGCCATGACACCCGACCAGTTCAACCGCCGCGCCGACGCCATCGCGATCAACAGCGACATCCACCGCACTTACATCCACGCCTTCATCGGCTTTGTGGTCGCCCTCGGCGTCCTCGGCGGGTTCGTGCTGACGTGGGAACATCAACTGAAGCGCGAGGCGCTGATCAATCAGGAAAGTCACGCAACATGGAAAAGATGAGCCATGAAACCGCAATCGATTACGCACTCGCAGCATGGGACACAAGCCCAACCGCTCGCCACGGCATGGAAGCCGCGATCCGCGCCTACTTGGACGCCCGTGGGCTGTTGATGGTGCCGAGGGAGATGACGGCTGACATGCGGTTTGCGGTTTCTGGCGAAATTCCTCTTCACAGAGGCCGCATAGATGCCGCTCACCGCGCCATGCTCGCCGCCGCTCCTGACCCGTTCGGAGAAGCGCCATGACCCTCATAGACCCCGCAGGCACTGAGATCTCCATCGGAGACGCAGCACAGGCCGCAATCAGAACCATCGACCAGACACGACAGGAGGCGAACATGGCCAACGCAATCGAGATCCACACGCCATCACAGCAGATCGCGCACACCGAGCAGCGCCAGGCAATGACGCCGATGGAAATGCTTGACCGCGCCGTGTCGCAGAATGCCAGCGTCGAGACGCTGTCGAAGCTCATGGACCTGCAGGAGCGCTGGGAAGCCAATCAGGCCCGCAAGGCATTCGAAGCCGCCATGAGCGCCGTTAAGGCCGAGCTGCCGCGCATCGTGAAAACGCGCAAGGTCGATTTCACCTCTGGCAAGGGCCGGACCAATTACCAGTACGAAGACCTTGCCTCGATCATGAACCAGATCGGGCCGGTGCTGTCCCGCCATGGCCTTTCAGTGCGCTACCGCACGTCGGCCGAACCGAATTCGCCGATCATGGTCACCTGCATCATTTCCCACGCCATGGGCCACAGCGAAGAGAACACGCTGATGGCCGGCAAGGACGACAGCGGCAACAAGAACAGCATCCAGGCGATCGGATCGACCGTCACGTACCTGCAGCGCTACACGCTCAAGGCGGCGCTCGGGCTGGCTGCAGAAGCAGACGACGACGGCGCAAAGGCTGATGAAACAGCCGACGATGCCAAGACCATCACCGAGGCACAGGCTTCCGTCATCCGCGACCTGATCGAACAGGGCGAAGTCGACACTCAGGTCTTCTGTGACCGGTGGAAGGTCGAGGCTATCACCGACATCCCTCTCAAGCAGTTCAACGAGGTTGTCGGCTCGCTTCGCCAGCGTGTCGCCTATTTGACTAACCAGCGGGCTAAGGAGAGCGCAGCATGACGCTCCAGATCATCAATTGCGAGCAGAATTCGCCTGAATGGATCAAGGCCAGACTTGGCATTCCCACTGCAAGCCGCTTTGCCACAGTGATGGCCAAGGGCGAGGGAAAGACCCGCAGCGAGTACATGCGCAAGCTTGCCGGCGAAATCCTCACTGATGAGCCAGCGGAGGCGTTTTCAAACTCGCACACTGATCGTGGCCATGAGATGGAGGCGATTGCTCGTCAGGAATACGAGTTCATCACTGGCAACACGGCGGAACTCGTCGGCTTCATCCGCAACGGTAACAAGGGCGCAAGCCCTGACAGCCTGATCGGCAATGACGGCGGCTTGGAGATCAAGACCGCTTTGCCTCACATCCAGATCGACCGGCTTGAACGGGACCGGCTGCCGCCGGAGCATCGCGCCCAGGTGCAGGGCAACCTCTGGGTTTCCGAACGGGAATGGTGGGATTTCGTCTCCTACTGGCCGAAGCTTCCGATCCTCACGGTTCGCGTCTATCGGGACGAGGAATTCATCAAGGATCTGTCGGACGAGGTGGACCGGTTCAATGACGAACTGGCCGCGCTGGTCGAGAAGATCCGCCGCTATGGCGTGAAGGAGGCCGCGTAATGGCCTCGATTAACCGAACCATCGAAAGCGAGCAGGATCGCGTCATGGCGGCTCGCCTGATCGAAAACCGGACGCTGCCTTTCACCCTGTCCCTGACTGACGGGAAGCACCGCAGCACGGCACAGAACCGCCTTCAGCACATGTGGATGAAGGAGATATCCGAGCAGCTTGGCGACATGACCGAGCATTACGCCCGCGCCTATTGCAAGCTGACGATCGGCGTTCCGATCCTGCGAGCCCAGAACGAGGCTTTCCGGCTTCGCTATGACGAGATCATTCGCCCGCTCCCATACGAGCAGAAGATCGCAATCATGATGGAGCCGCTGGACTTCACCGTCACACGCCTCATGAGCGTCAAGCAGAAGACGGAATATCTGGAGGGCATTATTCGGCACTTCGGAGAGAAGGGTATCGTTCTGACCATGCCGGAAGAGGTTCGTCAGGAACTTCGGATGAACCACGAAACCGAGAACACGAACACAGACGACGCGGGCTCCTCCCTCGCGTCTACGGAAGAGACCGGCGCTGGTGAAGCCTCCACGCCGGGGCCGGTCTCTTCCAGCCTATCGAACCATCTGCAGGACTTTGCTCGGAAGGGGTTCAAGACCCTGTCGGATGACATCTACGAAGACGCCAAGACATCGGCGCTCGACATGATGATCGGCGGATATCAGCGCCTGATCGACACGGGCGACATCACCGAGGCCGACTGGCCGAAGTTCGAAAGCATCGTGACTGCGTTCAAGGCGGTCTTTGCCGGCAAGCGCACGGTGCAGCAGGGGCGTGAATTCGCGGCTGAAGTCATCGGCTGCAAGATCAATCAGATTGGAGGTTGAAGAGATGGGCTGTGATGTTCACGCATACCTGGAGTTTTCCGACAACGGCACGTTCTGGCAGTCGCTGACCGACAGCGCCGGCAACCGCAATTATCGCATGTTCGGCCTCATGGCTGGTGTTCGGCATGAGGAGCTTAGACTGTTTGAGCCGAAGGGTCTGCCGGAAGGCCAGTTGAGCTGGCAGGCCATGGGCGCGCATTGGCTTTACGTCGCGCCAGAGGACAAGCCGGAACGCGCAGACCGTGAAGGTTGGACATCCAAGGCTGCAGCCGATCGCTGGATCGCGGAAGGCTACAGCAAGCCCGACTATGAGGATGGCATCCTCAAGCGCGTCACCAACCCAGACCATCATTCTCACAGCTGGCTGACTGCTCACGAGCTTGCGCAGTGTGTCCAGACGTATCGGGATCTCTTCCCCGAATGGAAGCCTCCGCATGATTTCGTCGGGATGCTTGCGGCCATGCAGGCGATCGAGGCCAACGGCGGGAAGACGCGCCTTGTCTTCTGGTTCGACAACTGAGGATCAGGCCATGACCAAGATCGTGATTGACCGCCCTCCCTCGCCTTTGCCGCCTCTTGCCTCGCCAGCGCGCAAATGGGTGCCGCAAGCAGAATGGGCCAAGCGAGCCGCCGAACGCGCTGCTGCGGCGTCCTCGTCCGATCCTGATGGGTTTGTGGCGAAGATCCGGGAACTGTTGGGGGTGAAACAGTGAGCAAGCGCCTGGAGTTCAGCCGAAAGACCAAGGCCAAGATCATCGAACGGGCTGCCGGCCGCTGCGAGAAGTGCAAGGCGGCGCTGAAGGCTGGCGAGGGACAGGTTGACCACATCCTGCCTTGTGAGCTTGGAGGGCAGCCCACGGTCGCGAATGGCCGGTTGATCTGCATCCCCTGCCACAAGGAGAAGACAGCCGCCGACGTTCGCCAGATCCGCAAGTCAGATCGGCAGCGCGACAAGTTCACCGGGGCGATGCGCAAGCCGTCCACTCTCGCCGGCCAAGGCTTCCCGAAGCGCCAGCGTGAACCCAAGCCACCACTCACCAAAATCGTGCCGAGAGGTCCGGGGCTATATCAGGAGCGAAGCGAATGAAGATCACAGGCGAAATGATGATGGCCGCAGCTTCGGCAACTGGCCACACGATCCACCCGGAAGACTTGCGCAAGGCGCTGGAAGCCGCCCTATCAGCCTCACCGGCTGGCGTGGTGAAGCCGAAGCCGCTGGAGTGGGAATACGACGAGGAAGGCTGGTATAGCGTCCAGACGGTCTGCGGCCCGTATGAGGCTCGCGTGACCGACCGTGGAGCCGTTCGCATCCGCAAGCCCTCAGAAGCTTGGCAGTCATTCGAGGGCGACATTGACGCGGCCTTTGCGTTCCTATTTGACGACTACTCCGCCCGTATCATGAGCGCCATCGAACCGGCTGGCGTGGGGGTGGATACCCCACCACCCTCTCAACATGTGGCGGGTAGTGGTCTGATGGAAAGGCTCGAAGCCACGATCACCAGAAACGTGACGCTAGACGTAGCCGCTATGTCACCTCAGATGCGAGAGCGTTACCGCACCGCCATTGCCGCAGCGGAGGGCAAAAACAATGACTAAGCTCACCTATCAGCAGAAGCTCGACGCCCTCGCCTACCGCTTTTACCAGGGCGCTCAATGGGTGCCAAAGGCTGGCGACTACTACACCACTAGCCGCGCAGACCTTGAGCTTTATCAGGTCGTCTCCATCGAGAACGGCATTGTTCGCACCCGCTTTACTGAGGGCTCCGACGCTCTCTCAGAATGGACTGAAGCAGGCTTCCTTACTGAAGGCTTCGGGCCGAGGCGGGTGTTCGTGCCTGAGTGGGTGATGAACGCTTCCCCATTGCCGCACGTCGAGGGGGTCGAGGAGGGCATAGAGCGTGCCGCGCGATACATCGAAAAGCAGCGCGACGACTATGTTCAAGAGTTCGGCAACTACGATCCTTCGACCGGCGTCACCGAGTTCTCGACTGCGGGCGAGGAGCATCTTTCCACGTTGGAAGAACTGATCGAAGGCGTTAGGGCTTTGCATGAACAAGCCCCATCGCCCCAACCGAGGGCGGCTGTGTCCCTCACCAAGGAGGGCGAACAATGAGCATGGAGCCGATTGGCCACATATCCGAATACGGCTTGGAGAAGCTTAAGACGCGCCGCCACTACTGCGTCAGTGTCAGCCACCAGCCCGAGAAGGAATACACCATCGGGATCGTCCGTCTCTCCGACGCAGAGGCAAGGATCAAGGCGCTGGAAGCTGATGTTCAGGGCTACCGGGACAACAACGACGATCTGGCAACCGCATGGGCTTCCGAACGTGACCGCGCAGAAGCCGCAGAGGCGCTGCTGAAGGAGGCTGGGCCGATCATCGAGACGTTCGCGCAGATTGGCGACTACGTCCTTGCCGAGGCCCCGTCAGACGCAACCATGTGGTACGCCGGCCCATTCGTTGACGGAACCCAGATGGCTCAAGTGTCGCTCGAATACTTCCGCGCCGCCCGTTCCATCGCTGAAAAGATAGGAGGCAAGGATGAGTGATCCGCGATTTGCCGAACTGCTCGAGAAATATTGGGCCGTTGCCTATCAGCAGGGCACGGAAGGCCGCAACCACGACGACGCCACCGGAGCGGCTGAAGGTGCCGAATGGGATCTGATGCAATACATCAAAGATCTGGCGAAGGACCGCGATTATTGGAAGGTCGAGGCAGAAGGCGAGGCAGCAAAGGTGGCATTCCGCGACAAGATGACGGGAGATCCCGACGCTATTGCTGACCGCGTCGTCAACGCGATCCATGCCGAGTTCAATATCAACCTGATTGGGAAATCGGATAACCAGCGGCTTCGGGCTGCTGTCGCCCGCGCCCTGAAGGAGAAGCCATGACCCTTCCCCGCCTCACGGTCGCAACATCATTCACCCCAACGCGCAATCAGATGGCCCTCATCCAGTCACAGAAGGCCAAGGAAGAGCGCGAGCAGATCCAAGCCACCAGACAGCGCAAGCGGAACGAAGACGCCGCCCTGTACGAACTGACGGAAAAGGGACGGCGGCTTGTGGATAACGAGAAAAACGGGGAAAGGCATGACGATCAGCGTTGACACATCCCGCCCGGTGCCTCGCATTGGCATGTCCCGAAGCGAGGTCGCAATCGCGATCGGCGTCAGCCCGAACAGCGTTGACCTGATGGTAAAGGAAGGGCGCTTGCCGCCGCCTCGCCTATGGCACTCGCGGAAGCTCTGGCTGGTTCGGGAGATCGAAGCCGCCATGTCCGATTGGCCGGCAGAGGGCGAAACCGAGGGCAGCGGGTTCTTTGATGGCGCCGCTGCATGAACAGCGTGACCGACGTCAACCTGAAATATCTGCACAAGAACACCAGCCGGCACGGAACCGATCGCTGGTATGTGCGCCGGACCGGTCATAAGCTGATCAGGATCCACGGCGAGCCCGGATCACAGCAATTCATGGACGCCTATTTTGCCGCAATGAAGGGCCAGGTCGGGACACCACAGCCGAAAGAGAAGCCGGTCGCAACGAAGGTTGTTGCCGGCTCTTTTCGTGAGCTGTGCATTGCCTACAAGCTATCGCAGGAGTTCAAACAGCTTTCCATGTCGACACAGACGCAGCGCGCCAGGGTGATTGACAGCATGCTGCTCGAGCCGGTTGTTCCGGGGAAAGCGGTAGTGTTTGGGGATGGGCCAGCGGCAGAGATCACATCGAAGCTTGTCCGCGTCCTGCGTGACAGGAAGGCGGAAGCACCGGAGGCGGCAAATCATCGCCTCAAGGTTCTGCGGCAGGTGTTTGGCTGGGCTTGTGAGAACGAACGGCTACCGGCAAACCCGGCGCGGGACGTGAAGCCGCTCAAGAGCGTGTCAGAGGGACACCACACTTGGACCGTCGAAGAGGTCGGGCAATACCTGAGACATCACCAGGCAGGCAGCAAGGGGCGGCTTGCGCTCGGTCTGCTGCTGTTCCTCGGGATCCGCATTTCAGACTTGGCCCTGATCGGCCCGCAGCACGTCAAGGACGGCGATATCACCTTCACCCCGTTCAAGACACGGGCGACGACGGGGAAGGCCCTCACGCTGCCTGTGCTGCCCGCGCTGGAACTGATCATGTCACAGTCGGAGATAGGGCATCTCGCGTTCATGGTGACGGACTACGGCAAGCCGTTTTCGATCAAGGGACTGGGCCAGTGGTTCAAGAAGCAATGCGTGAGGGCGGGGCTCGATCATTGTTCGGCCCATGGGCTTCGGAAAGCCGGGGCCACGATCTGCGCAGAGAACGGCGCGACCGAAGAGCAGTTGAAAGCTATTTACGGTTGGGAGAATGCCAAGGAGGCGAACCTGTACACGCGGAAAGCGCGTCAGAAGATGATTGCCGGGGCGGCAATGCCTCTCTTGGACTTGGGGGAGATGGTGAACAAGTTGATACACCATGGCGCCGGGGCTGGAAGCCGCAGCGATACACCTTGA